TTCACGTTGTCGCTGGACACCTCAATCATAAGATAACCATACCCGTCGGGTTCAATGCTATCGATGACAATATCTTGCTCCGACCAATACTCCATAAATTCGTCAAGCGCCTTTTCCAAATCGCGCTCTTCGCCTTTCCATTCAACTTCAACTGTACTCATATCGTTGTGGTTAGTATTTGCTTGTCTTCAACCCTCGGTCTTCGAGGACTTCAATAATCTCGTCACACTCACTACTTGTCGTGGTGTTCTTCAGGTGTAGGATTGTGGCGGGTTCAAGCATGCCACCCGTGCTTTCGTAGCGGTCAACGAGGTAGTCCAGATCCGCAGCCCACAAAATGTCGGCAACGTCATCATGGTATTCGTACACGAAGATGTTGACCTCGCTGTAAAATTGGTACTCTTTCATGGCACCCAAAGTAACATTTTTCGAACCAACGGCAAACTTTTTGGAGTAGCGGTTTTTTAACAACGCCTTGTAGAAACCGACCTTGTAAGCGTCCAGCTCGGTAGGTGTTGGCTCCGCAGGGGCTTCGGCTTTTTCTTCGATAGCCTTTACCTCCCCGTTGTACTCAATCAATACCCCGTCGTAAACCTCCAGGTCAATCCCTGCCTCGGTCGTGTATCGCCCGTTGGCAAGGTCGGTGGGTTCTCCCTTCTCGTCCAAGGTGTACACCGCAACGCCCGCTTCCATGTTTTCCGACTCGGTGACAAGGACAGTTCCGTCACCCAAGCGAGCCTCCGCGTAGAAGTTCCGACCCGTTACCTTGTTGTATAGTTGCTTCCAAACACTTGGGGCTTTGGGCTTTTGCTTGCTCATCCGCTCGATGCGGTCAAGAAAGTAGCCTTCAATAGAAAGCCCTTTTGCCTCGCCTGACTTAATCTTGTCCCACACTTCAGGGTTGTCAACCTTGGCGCGAACCATCCATGTGCCCTCGTTCAAATCGTTGAAGCCATACAAGTTGGCTTTGTCCATCTTGGGGTCTTGGACAATCCACGACTCTACAACGCTAACACCCTCGACGGGTTCTGCATGTTCAAAGGTGTGGTTGAGATTGCGTTGTGACTTCATGTACAACTCACTCGCCAACTTCACTGTCTCCTTGCTGAAGTACACATCGTATTCCTCGTTTTGTTCTTCGTCGAAGCGAACGATGTTGAAGTCAGGAACTAACGCGGGAGCAATAAGGGTGCGTTGTTCCTCGTCGATCTGGGCAAGTTGAACCATACGGGACTTGCCTTGCTCCTTGTTGAACGCTACCCAATTGACTTCAATTGCAGGTTCTTTGACCAACGAAATAGCCTCGACACCAAATGCGCCTTCGGCTTCGTCAATGACCAACTCAATTAGTTTTCTACTCATCCTGCGGTGTGCCAATAAGCCTTTGGGTATTCGTCTTGCAGATACTCTACAATGTCGTTCGCGACCTGCCGAGAATAGGGAAAGTCATAAATACTCAAACCCGAACGCGACTCGTCGGTGTCATATAGGTAAACGTCCTTTACACCTAACTCATCACACGCCTCCCAAAATTGCTCCCACAATTCGTCGATGTCGTAGGTGTCGGTGCCGTCAGCATAGATGTGTACCATACTCTTAAATAGAAAGGTGTTTACAAACTTGCGTTGGAACTAATGGTGTCGTAGTCCCTTTGTTGTCCTTCGATGTCAGACAACACCACATAGGATTTAATTGGTTCGGGCGCACCGCCCTCCCCCGTGTACTCGTTGCTGAAGTCAGTAGCCAAGTTCGGGTCAAGGGCTTGGGTCACCGCTCGTTGCACCCCACCACCACCACCCGCGTCAGGCGTGGGAATGTTCACGGCTTGCGCCTCATTCATAATCTTTTTGATTTGCGCCCAACCCGCCACAACCGAACCGACCGCAGTAGCAATAAAACCCGCGATAGCAAATGGGGCACCTGGTCCCGTAGCCGCGGCAGCTTGTGTGGCACCCAAGATAGCGTTTGCGATAGATTGACCTTGCGCCAAAAGAACTTGACCAACGGCAAATCGACGTTCACGTTCTGCGGCTTCCGCTTCGATTCGTGCAATTTCCTCATCACTTGCCCCCCGAATTTTGGCTTCAATTATTGCGGACTCCGTTACCGCATCGCGGACGGCTTGCATTTCTTGTAAGACCCCACCAACAGTGTCCGCAAAGTCCAACGCGCTTTCAATCATTTCGCGTCGGCTATCGACAAAACTTTGCGCTTCGGCTTGGTCAATGGTCACGAGGTCATCCGCCAATTGCTGACGGATTTGCTTCATGAGCATGGCGTGTTGGTTCTCCAGCTCGGAAGTGTCCAACCCTTGAGCAACCAATTGTTCTTTCTCTTTTTCGTACCCCGCTTGCGCGATAGCCATGCGGTCTTGTGCCATGGCGTTTGCGTCGTCCCTTTCCTTCTCGAACTTGGCGGTGCGGTCGTCCATGCTTAACAACTGCAATTCACGCTCCAGCTCGTACATGGCGGTCAACTCCTTAATCTCTTTGTCCGCTCCGCCTCCACGAATTTTGTCCAACTCCGCTTGGCGTTGTGCCTCAAGCGCGGTGGTGTCCCGCCCGTACTGCTCCGCCAAAGCAATCAATTCCGCGTACCTATCTTCTACGGCTTTGATCTGGCGCTCTCCTTGTGTCATCTCGGCTTGCTCCAACCGCTCCAAATCTGACTTCGCTTGCTCGTCCCTTTCTTCTTGGTACTTGTTTTCGATGTCAGTTAGTTCTTGTTGGTGTTGTGCCTCTAACCGCTCCATGTCCTCTTGGCTCAACTTCGCCTCTTTCGCTTGCTCCATCGCGGCTTTTTGCCTCCGCTTGGTTCGCATAATCTCTAATGCCTCCGCGTTTTCCTCACCCTGCAATCCCAATTCTTGTTCGTAGATGGCAAGGTCTTCGAGAATCTTCATTCTCATTTGCGCTTGCTTCTTTGCCAACGCTTCACCCTCTTTACGCAACCGCTCCGCCTCGCGCTCCGCATCCGCCCGTTCTTGTACCAACTCTTTTGCCTCACCTACAAGGGCGTTGTACTCCGCTTGTGCTTGCGCCAACTCTGCGGTAGCCTCCTTGTTGGCTTCGTTAGCCTCCAACGATTCTCTTTGCAATCGTTCTTGGGCTTGCCTTCCTGACTCCCAAAAGCCTTTGTACTCCGATACAACAGTGTTGTAGTCCGCTTCGGCAGCTACTTCGGCTTCCCTCAATGTGGTAAGGGTTTGGCTTTGTTTGATTCGTGCCCGCTCCAACTTCTCCTTAATCGCCAACGCTTCGTTGGCTTGCTTCAGTTGTGTAGCTTGGTCTGCCTCCAAGTCAATGATGCCGTTAAACTCGCGGTTCAACTCACTCAAAGCCTCCGCCCTGGCTTCTTCACTTGCGGTAGCGTCACCCAAAATTTGAACGTAGCCCCGTGTGCTTGTGTTCAAGTCCCTTACCGCTCGGTCTTGTTCTGCCACAAGTTCCGCGTTGCGCTCCGCTTCTTTGTCTACAAAGCCCAAGGCTTCGCTAATGGCATCCCAATTAGCTACAAGTTCTTCAAGGGCAAGAATGATAAGACCAATACCAATGGATGCCCAAGCCGCCTTAAGCGCCTTGAAACTTTTGGACACACCCTTTACCCCTCTTTGGGTAGCCTTAAACGACCGCAACAACCCTTGGATGTTTCGTGGCAACAAGCCCGTGAACAACTCACCCAAGCCTTTCCAATCCTTTTTGGCTTCTTTCGCTGACTCGCCCGCCTTCTCACCCGTCTTCTCCAACGACTTGCTGAAGTCCTCAAGTTTCTTCTTGGCTTGCTCGTCCTTGACCTGCAAGGTGACTGTCAATGTTTCAGCCATGGCGCACAATCATTTTGACCTTTGACCAAAGCGAAGTGTCCAGATCGTAGTAGCCGTACCACAACTTGTAGATGTCGTGCCTCCCTTGCTCAAGGTCTTTGCCCATGGCAACCATGCTCGGTAGGATTTGTCCAATGTCGTTTATGTAGTCCTTCATTGTTGTTCAATTACAATTATGCCCGCTTGGGTTGCCAAAGCCTCCCCTCCCTGCATTACAATAGGTGTGGGTGCGATAGACTCCCGCTCAATAAGTCGGGCGGTGACAGTCACGTCTAACAACCAATCTGCCTCCATGCCACCACAATAGAACTGCACCGAGGTTACGTCATCGACGACTGCGGTTTGTACTCCAATGGTTAGGGGGCTAACGTCACCAATGCGGGAGGTCACGTCGTCCGCACCTGCCTTGTCGCCCACAAAGTCCTTCGCTCGAATTACCCCCGTCCACGTCCCAAACTCTACATCGCCCTTGTTCGCCTCCGTTGTGTTGGTTGCAATGTATTCGACATTGAATCCGAGGTTGACATTTTGAGCAATGGCAAAGGATGTTTCACCCGCGCTATTTTTCGCCAACTCGTTGGCGGTACCCTTTGTGCTTAACGTGAGCTGGAAAGTAATAACTTGGGCATCGGCTCTACTCGTAATCACTTGCAACGGGTCAAAGAAAACATGAGTAGAGAGGTTGTGTCCGCGTGTAACGGCACCTGCGTTTCTTCCCATGGTGAAGTCCGATGCGTCGTAACAACTATCGCCCGTAGAACATGTGCCCGCATTTTCATCCCACATCCAATTGCCTCCACCAATAGAGTCACAACATGCTTCGTTCAAAGCTACCTCTACCCCAAATCGGTCGAAGCCCGTCACAATGCCTTGGCAATCAATATCGACAGTCATGATGTTCAAGGTGCATGGTTGACCAATTGGTGTAGACCCCGCACCCGAAGTGAGCAACCTTCGCAACGTCACCTTACTTGCTTGGTTCCCACCGACGTAGTAATTACTCACCGACTCCAAGTAGTAGTATTGGGTGTCGATTTGGATAATGTCACCCCACGTCATGGTCGCCAGATCGCTGGCATTTACGAACATTTCACACTCCAAAATACGGGTGTCAATGCTATACCTTTCCTCAACCTCTTGTTCGTAATGCACCTCGTACAACGTCTTTTTGTTGTTGGTGTCAAACAATCCATTGTAAGATTGTTTCTTCGACCACGTTAGAGCATTGTTCGCGTAGTAAGGAATGGCTCGTTTGTGTCGGTTAATCAAAAAGCCCGTGGGGTCTTCTTCATTGTCAAACAAGTAGAGACCTGGCGTAAACCCTTGTGAAGCGGTTGTGCGGTAAACGAAGAACCTTGAATTGCCTGAAGGCTTAACCTTCCATGTTGTAGCCTCCCACTCCAAGTCCTTAAACATCATGAGCATGTTAGGCTTGGCGGTTTGGTCGAATTGGTCAAGATAAAGCGCACCATTGTTGTCGTACCCGTCAGGCACTTTCATCCAATGTGGTGTGCTGAAGTACCCACCAATTTCTTCTTCGCCTTGGGTGTACTCCTTGTTGCTCCGATACGTCCACGAGTCCCAATCCCTCTTGTATTTTTCTTCCCACCAATTTCCAAAGTTGTTGTCGGTCAACTCGTGCCTGAACGTCAACTTGCGCTTCAAGTCTCCCGCGTTGCCCTGCAATGTAACGGGTTTTGATCTGTCAAGTTTGGCGCTCCAATTCTTGGCACCTTGAATGTTGGTGTCGTACAACTCCCTCCGCAGATACAAGTACGCTCGTTTGTCTTGCACATTCACGTCAAGCGCCATGTTGTATTGCTTCATCAATGCCTCGAACCACTCGCCTACCGACTCGTCGCCCAAACTTTGTGGCACCAAAACAGTGTTGCTCTGACCTATGTAGCTGACGAACTTAACGCTCAAGTCTCCTTGTTCAAACACGACGGGGACTGCCGTAGAAACTTGAGACCATTGCACATAGAAGCTAACTTGGTCTTGGGCACTTAAATAGATTGAAAAAGTTTGTTGGTATATCCCCGAAGTTGTCGTGGTGTCCGCAGAAAAGTTTGTCCATTGGGTGGTAAGGCTTACGCCCGTCGATGTAATTAGTGGCATTACACCTATGGAAAAATTGTCATTTGTCCCTGCTGCCCGCGTCCAAGTGCCCGTTACCTGAAAGAAGTAAACACCCGATTGTGGCGCTTCAAAATACACTCCATCAAACAATCCGTCGGGGTCGTATTCGGGCGTGGTTTCCAAGAATGCTGCGGCTCCTTCAAAGTCAGTACCCGTCATTTCCAAATCATACACTACACCCGAAGCCTGGGAAAAATAATAATCCACCAAACATTCAGCCGAATAGTAGGGGCGGTACGTTTGGTTTTCAGGGGTTGTCATGTAGTACAAAGCCTCGAAGCATGGGCGGTTATCTGCCGTGTCCATGGTCTCGTTGTACACCAAGGCGAGACCACAATACTCAAAAATCTTCTCCAACAAGTAAGACACTTGCACTCCAACGCAAAAACTCTTTGCCGTCCACGTTCGATTGAAGTTGGGTTGACTGTCCAGCTCCAGCATCCCTTGAGACAAGGGGTAGTATTCCCTCTCCAAATTGCTATTCAAATCGGAGAAGTAGGTCATTTGAAGCGGGTAGAAAATCTTTTCGTCTCCCAATTGACCTTGTGTAATGTCGTACCCCCCATACGTTTGGTCGATGTTGTACGCGGTCTTTTCGTGGTCAAGACCTTGGAAGATTGTGCCGTCAGGGTTGGTGAAGATGTCCACCCACCGAGCCTCCTTAAGTTTGGAGTACACGTCAGCCGCCTTGCCGTAGATGGCACACTTGTACTTGCGGGCTTGCAAGTCCATGGACATGACGTTCAAGGAGCCATGCAAGATGTCGTTGTCGTCTTCATAAACGATGCAGTCCAAGGACGCTCGAATGTCAACATCTATGGTGGCAGGGTTGCGGTACCCCGTTAACGCCAGATCATTGCTTTCCGTAAAGGGCAAGGTGAAGGAAAGGCTATGGGGTGCCTTGGACTTTCCGACTGTCGAGATGTCGGCAAACTGCCAATTTAGACTCAAGGACAATTCATTAACGTCCAAGAAGATAGTCCCGTGGTCACTCGTTTCTACGGAAATGCGAAGCATTAGATGAGGGGTCGGGGGTTGTTGCTATACTCGAAGTCAAAGGTGTATTCCACAAGTTTGTCCGTCACTCGGTACATGTACGACATGCTTGTGCTTGTAATCAAACAAGGGTAGAAACTCGGTGCCGAAGAAACTTGGGTGTCGTTGTCTACCCACTTGGTGACGTACACTTCTTGGCTTGTCATTAACTCCCTGACAACTGCATTCATGTCTTCGCTAATGTACCCCGTATTTGCCGTGTACTTGTCTTGAATGGATGCAACACGAGACACGCGGGTGAAGTCGTGGGTGTTGTTTGTCTCGATGCCTACAACGTTGTTGGCAGAATTGTAGTTGGTGTCGCGTCTCATGTGTTCCTCTCGTTGGTTATTCATGACCCGCTTGGTGTAGGTGCGGCACGACAAGTAGTCAAACCCACCCAACCGATTGCGGAATTTGAATTGCAGACGCTCCGAACCACTACAAGCGCCACCCTCCTTTTTCAACATGTTGTGCAAGCGAACAATCTGGTTTCCCGTGGTGGCATTACCGCTCGTCATGGGCACAAGGTCTATGTACTCCCAAGTGCCCAAAGCAATTCCGCCTTGCATGGTTCCGTTGTACACGTCAACCCCTCCAGCTTCTAACGACATGATGTCTCGCGGACCAAAGTGTATTTCACGAAGGAGCAATCCGTTTGCCGTTTGGGGTACCGCTTGCGTGTCTACATAGATGCTTTCAAGGGCATTGATGGTGAATGTTTGTGTTTGCGGTGTGCCACCAATAACCTTCACTTGGAACTTACCGACGTTGCTATTCCATGTGTCGTCACCTACACCCGACCCTTTCTTTGCCGCAACGTATGTCACCGAATATCTATCGTATGGCATGACATCGACGTGCATGATGGGGCGGTTGCCATAGATAAAAGCCCCTTCACCTTTACCCCTTGCCCTTGTCGTAAGGTAGGTGCCCGCGTTCGATTTGAGTATGTAGTCACTCACGGGGCGTTCGCTCCACGAAGTGAAGGTGTCAGTCAGGGCACCCCCAATGATGCGGTAGTACTTGGTGGCAGGGTACGTCGTGGGTTGTGTGTCCGACTTCCAGCCCAACTGCACTTTAATGTACCACTCCCTGCCCGCATAGGTTTGGATGTTGTCCTCGTAAGTCGATTCGGTGTCGAGGGTTTGCAAGGCTCCTTTGGCAATGCGGTCGCCAGCCAACACCACGCTTTGAATATCAAAGACCCCGTAGTTCAAGGCGTTGCCACGGCTCGACATAGTGCCCAATGCACTCCACCCCGTACCCGTCCAATAGCTGACTTTGCACAAGTAGTTGTGGTTGGTGTGACTGCCTACGTCTGTGTTTTCCGTGACGATGGGTACCCCGTCATAAGCCCATTGTATTGCGGCTTGGTTGTCCCCACCTTGGTGAACATTGAATGCCATTAGTTCCCAATAAGTTTGTATTCAACAACGATTTTGCTTGCCTCGTCCTCAAGGATAGTTCCGATAGCATTGCCTATGTCCTTCGTGTATGCGCTCTCCAATAGCTTCTTGTACCTCTTGTATTGAGCCTTGACAGTCGGCTCAAGGAACGGGGTGGGTGCGATGCCATGGAGGTAGACGTTCCGACTAATCATGAAGGACATGCCATCGTAGGACATGAAGCGCCCCGTCTTGCGGTCTTGCCATTGCTCAACGGGTTTGTCCGTTATCCATTGACGGATGGCAGGTTGTAGCGTACCCTTCTCTCCGCTTCCAGATCCAAACTGAAATGGTGAGTCAGGTGCTTTGTTTGCGGTCATGGCACCCTTTACACCCTTCTCTACAAACGCCCAATAGGGTGCCCCCTCCATCGCCCACACTACACTTGTGTTGCCGTCCTTGTCTACAACGACTTTGTGTTGGATGCTCTCGCTCAAGTTGCCCGTGGCATTCTTGCCCTCCTTTTGCAGAATGGCACGAGCCGTGCGCGTTACAAATTTGCCGTAACTGTCGAGGGTCTTGGCTACCTTGGATAGCTTGACACGGACATCCCGCCCCAAAAGTTTTATCTTCAACTCCAGGCTCATGGGTACAAGGCATCACAAAGGTCTACGACGTTAGGAATGCGAATGGTAAAGTTGCCCGACCACCCCGTGAGTAGGTTGTCAAACCTTGAGGTAAAAGGGGTGCAGTCGACGGGCAATTCAAACGACCATTCGTGGTTGACTGTTCCCCCTGCTTGGGTACTCAACGCCAACTCAAACTTGGCAATGACATCTTGCATGAGTAGAAGCGTCTCGCTATACACCTCCACAAGGTCATCCGATTGTTCTTCAACCACCAAGTCACCAATGATAACCTCGTACCTAAACTCTACATACCCCCCATTGATCTGGGCACCGCTACACCCTGCGTACAAAAGCGGGTATTTGTCAATGGTCATCTTGTCAATGTCTACCTCCTTGGTCGTGTTGGTGTAGTAGGCTTGAATTGTTTGGTGTTCGTCAACGATGTTGCGAAAGGTGTTGTCGATGTCTTTAACGCTTTGCATTGATTTTTATGCTTTCCGATAACCGCAAGTCAATTTCGTAGGCAAGGAACGTGAATGCCTCACTTATCAATATACGGCTAACCGCGTCCAGCTTGAGCAAGTCCCCGTCAGCCAACGAGTACATCACTCGGTACCAACCCCATTTATCCCGAAACTCCCGTTTCCCTTCCGATTGTTCGACGGAGGTAAAGAGGACCGCAAATCTCTCGCGAATGTCTCTGCGATATTCCAAAAAAAAACCATTGCTCCCACGGCTATTGTCATGGGCATGGAACGCATCACTTCAATGCGCGGCTCGTCAACGGCATAGTCTTCGATTTGGTAATGACCATGCACCTTCTCGGTAATGGGGCGGTACATCAAAGCCATCGCCCTATCCAAGTTCTCCACGAACCTACCTTCGGTAGCGTAGTGTTCGAGGTCTACAAACTCACCAAACGTCAGGTTGTTCCAATTGGGAATGAAGCCGTATTCGATGCCTTCGTACTCGAAGGTTTGCACCAAGTCCACGTCACCTTCAGGTGGTTGTTGCACCCACGCCAACCGACTCACAATATCCTCGTAACTGTCTTGTGTGAGGTAGGGCATCTCGTCCTCGGTCAAACCACAAAAGGCGGTAATGGCAACGATAGCCTTTTGCCGTGTGGTCGTAGCCTTCTCAATGCTTGCGGAGTAGTATTGGTACTCTCTCACGCTTACATCATTCCAGCTCGTGGGTATGGTAATCTTCTTCTTCATGCGATAACGTAGTGCCCTTGGCGTTTGGCTAATTTATTCAAACAACAATATCTAATCGCATCGACCCCATGATTGTGCATATCGACGGGTTGACCAAGCATCCTGCCATCGCGATCTGTTTTCCACTTGTAGTTCCGAAACTCCTTGTGTAGGTCTACGCTCTCCGCGTGGATGTGCAACTTGCGTCGCCTCATGATGTCGATGCCCTGCCTTATGGAGTCGGGACCTTTGCGGGCGGGCTTGACATTGAAGCCCTCCCTTCGCAGTTCCTCGATACTCTTTGGCTCCGCGCTATCGGCAATGACTTCGGTGGTGCGGTCAATGCCTATCTCTCTCATGTACCTGGCGATGTCTTGGTTTGTCATGCCCGTCTCGTACAACACTTGTTCCAAGTACAAGTCACCTTGGTTGTCGCCCAAGATGTACACGGCAATGAGGGCGGAGGGGTCGGTGGCGTACCCAAAGTCCAACCCGTAGGCAATCAATTTGGCTTGAGCTGGGCGTTCCTTGTAGGTGTGGGTAGTGAAGATTGTTTCTCTGCTGACACCCCGCATGCCCAAACCAAACACCCTCCAATAGTTCTCATCCGTTTCTTGCAGTCGTTCAATCTCTGCAATGGTCTCCTTGTTCAAGAAAGGGTTGTCTCGGTAGGTGCTAACAAAGAAGTTGGCATCGTCGCGTGGTATCAATTCGTCGTAGATGTAGGAGTATTCCATCGACGGGTTGAAGTCGCAGATGAATTTGTGCGTGGTACGAAGGAGTAGTTGGTACGTCTCATCCCGCGATAGCTCGTTTATTTCATTGACGTAGCAGACGTGGCGGCGACGTCCTCTAATTCGGTCGGGGCTATCGACCGATATAAACTCCCACATGTTGCCAAAGAGCATGTAGGTTTGTTCGGTCTTGTTGTGGTTCTTCTCGGTGTACCACCCTTGGGTCATGAGTATCTCCACGAAGTCACGAAGGACGGAACCACGAAGCGAAGGAAAGGTCTTGCGTACTACACTAATCGTCCACCCTGCATTCGGGTTTTGGGCACACCACTCCGCAAGGACTTGGAGACAACTAAACGTCTTGCCACTACGCGAACCGCCTTGGTGTATCGACAGTCGTTTCTTGCATGACTTTAGGTCGTGGTATGTCTTGGGTTGCCTCACTCGTCCTTGCCCAAGTTGCTTTCCTTTTGATCTGTTCGCTCCATGACATCTTCAAACCATGATGGCTCGGTAGGCTCGATGTCCATGACGACTGAAAGTTCTTGTTGCTTGGGCATGAAGTAGGGGAACAAGCCCGACAATGCCCGAAGGTACTTGTCCGCGCTTTCGTTGCGTAGCCCATCCAACGCATCTTGGATGTGC